TATTTACATTATCGTTTTTTATCTAATGAAAAACATAGTGTGGAAGATGCAAAAGCTAAAGCAAAAATAGATCCAGAAGTAACTGAGGTAAATAACAGATTAGAAGAAGCTGAAAAATTAATGGATGAAATGTTTGCACAGCTTGATCGCATCACAACAAAATTAGAATTAATGACAGATAGTAATGCCACAGCTAGAGCAGAAATGAAATTAGGTGGTTTTGTTACATGAATATTAAACTATCAAAAAAAGAACTTAGCGAAGTAAATCAAATTGCAAGTTTACGATGGCAATTATCAAGAGCTTCTGGTGTTGTTAATCAAAGAAAAGATAATAATAGATCAGATGATGATGTAGATAAACTAGGTTATGCAGGAGAATATGCAGTAGCAAAATTATTTAATCTACATTTTAATCCATCTATACTTGGCATTGATGATGGTTTTGATTTGTGGATTAATGATTTATCTATTGATGTAAAAACAACATTTTATGAAACTGGTGTTTTACTATTTAAAAGTAAAGACGCATTTAAAGCTGATGTAGGAATATTAGTAACTGCAACTGGTAGTCAAAATATATTTAAGATTGCAGGTTTTATATCTCAAAAATTATTCAAAGAAAAAGCACAGATATTTAAAGAAACTGGATATTGCATTCAGCAAAAAGATTTAATGCCAATAGAGAGGTTATGGAAATACACAAGACAACAGGAGTTAATTAATGAGTAAAGAAATAATTAAAATTATACAAAACGATGAAGGTGGCGAAAATCCTAAGACTAAGTTACCAGAAAAGCCATTATGGGAATTAACCTTTGATGATAATTCTACTAGAATTTTAGGTAAACCAAAAATAGAAGAGTATTTAAGCAAAGCATACGAAAATACAGTTCATCATTTTACTAGAAGATTATCTTTATTAAGAGATGAAAGAAAAATTGTTCAATGGTCTATTGTCTTTAGTGATTATTCCGATGTGCTTTTAAGCAGCATGGAGCTTTGTAAAAAATTAATGCTTGGACATCAAAGAAAAGATGAAGAGAAATATAAAGAATTAGAAGATGCTCTTGCTCAAAAAAATAAACCACAAAATGAGGTGTTGTTTCATCCTCCCAAAATAGATCCCTACCCACATTTAACACAAGACCGAGAGGAATTAGACAGATTACGAATAAAAGCCATTGAGGAGGCTAAAAATGAAGAAGAAAATACAGATATCGTGAGAGGAGAATACTAATGACAGCAGAAAGAAAACCACTAGAGCCAGTCTATTACAAGAAAGATTTGGCTAAATCATTTGGAATATCAACTAGAACTTTACAAACGAGATTAGATGAATTATATCTAAAACATCCCAATTTTGATTGTTTATCTCGTTTCATAGGTAGAAAACAATTTTTTACCTACAATGACATTGAGGAGATTAAACAGTTATGCTTACCATCTTTAAAAGAAAAGAAAGTCAATTCTGGCAAATCAGAGGCACAGTAAGAGTTGGCAGAAAAGTTAAAACAATTACGAAAGAATCAACTGGTACGACAAATAAAGCTGAAGCCAGAAGAATTTGTGATATGCGATATGATGAAATTAAGGAGTCTATTTTATCTGTCTTAGATATGACTTGGGAAGAATGTTTTGAAAGAATGTTAGAAAATCCAAAACATCATCCATCAAAGCAAAGAATGTCTGTATTTGAAAGAGTAAAAAAACTTGCAGGTAAATATGAGTTAAATGAGTTTAACGATGATTTAATATTTCGTTTAGCTTATGAACAGCATCCAGTTTTAAAACAATGGAAGGGTAAAAAATTAAGAGATTTACCTTATGCTGAAAGACAATTAGCTTCTTCTAAAAACAATACAGCTAATGCAGGTTTTATTTTACCAATATCAAAAGTGCTGCATTATGGAGCAAAACAAGGATGGTGTAATGATCCAACTATTGAGCATTTTGAAGTATTAAACGCAAGAGCAAGACATAAAGAAATATTTTCTATTGAAGATGTAAAGGCAATAGAAGAAAAATGTACTGATGAACACATTAAATTTTTATTTATTTTTCTAATATATTCTGGTTGCAGAATATCAGAAGCTCTTAATATGAATTGGAACGAAACAAATCCAGAAAATGATGATAGACCTATGATAGATCTTGAAAATGATGAATTAAATATTTTTATGTTTAAGACGCAAGAATGGATTACTAAACCAATGCACAAAAAAATTAGAGAATATTTAGAAAGAATTAATTACCGAGAAGAAAAATTATTTGAATGGGATCATTTACACGATAGACAAAATAATCCTTCTGGAATTCCTACGAGATGGTGGTCTATGTGCCAACAAGCAGGAGTTACATATAAAAATCGTCATGCGTGTAGGCATACTCACGCAAGTTGGTTAGGGAAAAAAGCATCGTTACAATCTTTAATGACTGCTGTTGGTTGGAAGAGTGCTAAAGTTGCACTTGGTTATGTTAAAACTGATAGAGATGAAGTTAAGCAAATGATTAATGGTTTACCAGAATAAGATATTTTTTGACCATTTCGTGACCACTCTAAAAAATTAATTTAAAAAATGGCTGTTTTCTGGGGTAAAATAGTTATCGATTATGCTTGATATACTCGGTGTCATAAGGTACTAATATAGATGTAATGAGAAAAAACAAGAAAAATTGGGAAATTTTTAGCAAGAGTTGGAAGGAAAACGCAATAGTATGCGACCATTTTCCGACCACTCCTGCTCTCGTTACGACCACTCATAACAGGGAGAATAATATGCATTGGTATAAAAAAAACTTAGCTAACACTATAACTGTTTTAGGTTTTAGCAGAAGTAACTGTGAAGATATTTTAATTGAAACTTTTGATTTTAGTTACAAATATCACAAACATTTCCAGAGAAAATCATTTGTTGATGCTTTGGCAAAAAAATCTGATTTGCTTAAAGATAAAGTATCTCAAAAAATTATTGATCTAAGAAATAAAGCTAAAAAAGTTTATAATAAAGGGGAGAAGTAATATGATTGTTGAAACTATGACTGAAGGTAAAAATAAATATCAAGTTGAGTTACTTAAAAATAATAACTTTAATAAAAAGTTTTTTGCTACTATTAATGATGTTGTGTATCTTATGTGTGATACCTCAACAGTTGCTTCTATAAATCAATTTGACAATAGAGTTTGTAAATTAGAAGATAATGGTTTTACTACTTGTGGTTTTCACTACGAAGTAGGTAAATTTATTTTACATTTTAAAAAAAGGGAGGTTAAAAATGTTTAATATTGAAAAAGAAAAAGAAAGATTATCAAAGGATAATTATAACAGAAAAACAGATTTACCAAAAAGATTACAACAAGTTTATGATACTTTAATGGATAATGGTATTGAAGTTTCTGATTGTTATTGGGAGGATTTTGACTCTTGGAAAAAAAGTGAGGGTGGTCAATGGTGGTTTGAGTTAGGAGGAACTATTGATGGTTATTCATGGAATGGTGGAGATATTGGTGGCTGTGGAACTATTACAGGATCAAATACAGGAGTTGTAGATATGATTAAAAATCAATCAATAGATTTGCACCTTCTTGATGGGGAGCAATATAAAAATAATTCAGATCCTACTTTAACAAAAGATCATCCAGATTATTGGGTAATTGATAAAGACTTTAATCCATATACAAAGGTAGCTCAATAATAAGCCATCTAAATATTATCTACTATCCAGTCTTTTAGTTCTGATCTGGATAGTAGTTCTGTGATAAAATTACCATACGAATTAACAATAGTCTCTTCTTCTTTTTCTTTTAATAAATACTGATAATATCCAACATGGAGAAATTCATGGATAACAACATTAACTGCATCCTTACCTCCCTTTTCCATTATCCCTTCATCAAGAAATATTTTGTATGGTGGTTTGCCTAAAAACATACCTTGCATATCTCCTACTTCATAGCTTAATTCGTGAGGAATTATAACTAACTCAACAGTAAAAGCACCAATGCTTACTTCTTTAGGCAGTTTAACTTTTTTCATTTAGTATTTAGGTTTTCTTGGCTTCTTTTTTTGCATTTTTTTTTCCTTTTTTTTAACAATAAATGGTGTGTTTGTGCATTCACCAATTATAAATGCACCAGATAACACTTCTACAATTCTATTTAGTTCTTCTTTAGATTGCACCGATTACTACGATTACGATTACAGCAACAATTCCTGCCTTCACCCAATCCTTTAAAGTCCAATCAGACCACTCTTTTAAGTGATCCCATAATCCTTTTATTAAGTTCATAGTTTCTCCTTTTTAAATTTACGACCTACAAAAAATACTATTAGGTTTTGAATAGTATTTATAGTAACCATGAGCAGTAGCCATAGTTCCCATAATTCCATTAATTATCTCGTTGAACATTTTTAATTTTTTCCACAGTTCTGAGAGTTGCCATTCCGAGAGTAGCAAGTGTAAGTTCCATCATAATTTCTACTGGAATATTTATTTTGTCCATGT